GACGACGAGGACCCGAAGACGCCCAAGGGGAGCGGTCCGAAGACGCCGCCGAAGTCCGAGTCCGGTCCCGAGACCAAGTAGGGGTGAGCTATGGCGGCGCACATCACGACTAGCCAAGTGCAGACGTGGTTGGAGTCGACCAAGCTCACCGTCACTACTCTGGATCCGGGTCTAGAGGCGCAGGTCTCGGGAGAGGTACTCGGACGCCTCACCGAGACCTACGCCTCGTTCGTCTCTAGCTGGGTCGACTCGACCACTACGCCTACCATCGTGCAGCAGGTCATGGCCATGATGTACGCTGGCTGGTTCTACGAGCGGGCCTACGCGGAAATAGCTACCGATACAGCCACTCGGAGCTACGGCGAGACGCTCAAGCGCTGGGCAATGACGCTGCTGACAGACATCATTCGCGGCGCTGTAGCCATTGCGGAGATCGAGCCCAACCAGCCAGCTGTTGCGCCCGTGTACTACCCGAACGACGTCAGCTCAACTTGGGACGCGGTTCGCGCCAACACTGACTGCAGCGACCAGTCTCTCGGTCCTGCGAAGTTCACGGTCGATAAGGTATTCTAGGGGGTGTCATGCCTGCGTATGTCCTGAGCAACAAGGTCCGCATTGCCAGTTTGTACAACTTGGGCTTTGACTTTAATCCCTCCATCGCCTTGACCGCTAAGAACTTCGACACCCTCGAGATCGACGTCCGGTCGTTTAGGGAGCCTCTCAAGCGATCGATCCAGACGGTCATTGCTCCTAGCATCGGCGCAAACTTCCTTGCAGGTGGTCGTCCCGAGACCTGGGTGCCTCTGGCTGACGCCACTCTTCCTGTCAAGTCGAAGGACCCGAAGACTAAGTTCCCAGTAGAAGACCCATTGATGCGTTCTGGTTTGCTGTTCAAGACCATGCAGCAGTACAACATCTGGACCGTCACCTCAATCGACGCGAAGATCGAAAGTCTGCCAGACAAGATCTGGTACGGCAACATACATCAAGGTGGACTAGGATCTCCCGAACCTTCCGCTGCTGAAGCCTCTGGTGGAACCATGGAAGGCTTCATGAGTATGATTGAGCGCGTACTCGAATCTGGTGGCGGCGGTGGCCAGAGAGGCCAATACTTCCCCGCACGACCGTTTGCAATGGTACAGACCGAGGACCTCGACAAGATTCGTGACGTCTTCGAGATCTGGCTCAACGAGCGCATCGTTGCAAGGTTGGGATTGTGATGCCTGGACCTAACACTGACAGCTCAGAGGTCGTCGCCAACTACATCTACCAGAAGCTGCTCAACCCTACTAACATGGCGGCTCTGGGACTGCAGGCAGTCTTCTACGGTGACCAGACACTTCTTCCTAGTACACCAGCAGTATGCGTAGCTCCAGGCGAGAAGCGCAGAGATTATCAAGGCGCGACTTTCCGGACCATGAACAACTTCCAGACTTACGTCTGGGTCTATTACGGCAAGATGCAGGACATCCAGGCGAACTTGCACAGCTCGACAGCGCTTGCGGATGCAATAGAGACCTTGCTGCACGGTGACCTAACCCTTGGCGGGAATGTGATCTCGTGCCTGTGCACAGCCTCCGAACCAGGGATGACTAACAAGGGCGGAGTTTGGATGATGGCTGCCCGCTTGACGTTCTCCTCAATAAGCAAGACAACTCTCCCCCAGCAGGTGGTGTGAATGCCCTATCGTGTAACAGTCGATCACCCCAACGCGGGGGACACAGACGTCTACATCCACGGCCTCGGCACGTTCCATAACGGGACAACGTACGACGTGTCCGACGAGGACATCGAGCGTTTCCGAATCATGAACTCGATCGTGAACGTCTCGAACCCGGACAAGAACGGCAACCGCAAGCACGTGCCAGCGCTCGCCAAACACCCTGTGGATTTGCAGATCTTCGGGGTCCGGGTGGAGCGCGTCGACGACGACAGCTCCACAGGGGAGGAGGGTAGCGAATGACCGGCTACGGAATTGGCGCTGGCGGCATCATTGGCGTCGGCTTCGAGACGACCGTTGGCACTTACGCGCCGCCGACGAAGTACGTGCCCATCTTGAACGAGACGCTCGAGCTCAAGGAGTCGAACCACTACCGTCGACCGATTCGCCAGACCGCTGGCCAGGTCGGCGTGGTGGCCGGCGACTTCGACGTCGAGGGCACGATCACCATGGAGGCGCTGGAAGACACGTGCCTCTACTTCACGGAGTGCAGTCGTGCTGTTGGCATCAAGAGCGGCACGACACCGAACTTCATCTACACGTACACGCCTACGTCGGTTGCGGTGGCTCCCAAGACCATGTCGATCACGATCGTCCGCAACGGTATCGTGTTCGCCTACACGGGCTGCATGACTTCGAAGCAGACGTTCTCCGTGAACAACAACATCCTTGAGTACGCGGTCGACATCATCGGCCTCAACGAGGCGACGCAGACGGCACCGACAGCTGTCTGGCCTACCTCGGTGCCTTACGGTCCTGGCTCGTGGAGCGTGCAGATCCCGAGCCTCACGCAGGTATTCGACATGGATACGTTTTCGCTGTCCATCGATGACGCCGGCGCAGCCATGTACCGTCTCAAGAACACTCGAGGCGCGCAGTTCGCCGCCTACGGTGAGCGGACCGTGCAGATGACCGCCTCTCGTGACTTCATGGACAAGGTCGACTACACAGCCTTCCAGCAGGTTACGGGGCAGAAGCTCACGATCGCGGTCACGAACGGTACCAACAACGGCATCTCGTTCGACGTGTTCCAGGGCATTAAGGACGTGTATCAGGTTCCGCTCTCTGGTCAGGGCGACCTTGTGCGAGCCTCGATCACGTACAACTCCGTACTCGACAACACCGGCTCCGAGTACGACATCATCTACAAGACGCAAGAGATCATCACGCCGCACGCGTAATCATGCCGAAGCATCGCAGAAAAGACAGGCATCAGAAGTCTAGGAGGAAGACTAAAATGCCAAGAGCAACAACGTCAACCGTCGCACAGGAATTCCCTCTCAAGTCGTGTGAGGGTGGCTGGGTCAAGCTCCGCCGGATGTCGTACGGCGAACGGCTGCACCGACAGGACATCGCAGTCTCCATGTCGATGCAGCAGGATCAGCGTTCCAGGTCCGCCTCGATGGACATCAAGCAGGCTCAGACCAAGGTCGGCGAGTTCGAGCTCGCGACCTGCGTCGTCGACCATAACTTGGAGAAGGACGACGGCTCCAAGCTCAACTTCAAGAACGGGATGGACTTCCAGCTTCTCGACGGGATGATCGGTGAGGAGATCGCCGCGCTGATCGAGGACATGCACAACTGGGAGAACGACCTCCCAAACTCCACAGGGAGATCCGAAAGCTCGTCTTCGGCGCCGGGCGAGCCGAGGTCAATCGACAACCGGATCTCGCAGACTCAGACGCCCTCTTGGCAGCCGAACTAATCGGCTTGACTAACATCTGCAAAGAGTTTCAGTGCCTGCCCGGTAGCGGCTCGCTGTACGACCAGGATGCGTTCCTGATGTGGGGAATCGGTCTAGTCGTGTCAGCAATGAAGGACCGAGAAGCTGACGAGCAGGCACGGAATAACAGCGGACGGCACGCGAGGAGGTAACAGCCGTGAAGCGGTGCAAGAAGTGCCAGCGGCTGTTGCCTCTTTCTATGTACGCCAAGAGCAATGTCACGAAGGATAAGCTCTGGAACTCTTGCAAGGACTGTAAGAGGATATACAACAAGCAGTACTATCAAGATCACAAGGAACAGTTCTTTGCTCGTGCACGGTTGCTAAATCCTGGATACAATGCTGTCAGGCGTGCGCGGGAACTTGGAAACGGTTCTGTAGAAGATATCGACCGACGAGCTGTTTGGGGTCGAGACGAAGGATGCTGTCGCATTAAACTGGTGTGTGATGGCATTTTCGTACCTTTCGACAAGATGCATTTGGATCACGTCATCCCTCTGAGTAAGGGAGGGACGCATACCTGGAACAACGTTCAGGTAGGTTGCGCGCCCTGTAATCTCAAGAAGGGTGGTGAGCTCCTTGCCTCTTGGAGTTCGTGAGGTCCTCCTCGTCGTCCGCGCGCAGAACATGTCAAGCGGTGTTCTGCGTAACATCGCGGGCGACTTCAACGCTCTGGACAGACAAGCCAAGAGTGCAGCACAGACCGCGATGCAGCAAGGCACAGCACTCATGGCTGTCGGTGCTGGTATCGCCGCGGTTGGCGCAGCGGGTATTGCCTTCTTGGCTAAGGCGACTAGCGACGCGGTAGAGTACAACAAGCAGGTCGCGCTTACCAAGACGCAGATGTTTGGCGTCAAGGCCAGCTTTGATCAGGTTGCTCAGGCCGGCATTGACGTCGCTAATAAGGTTGCCGTACCGCTAAATCAGATCCAGGGAGGTCTGTACGACATCTTCTCGTCTATGGACGTGAACCTGTCTCAGGCTAAGTACCTGCTGGTAAACTTCTCCAAGGAAGCCGTTGCTGGACAGGTGGATCTGTCTACAGCGGAACGCGCCTCCATTGGAATCATGAACGCCTACCAGATGAAGGTTCAGGACGTCACTAAAGTCCAGGACATCATGTTCAATCTGGTCAAGTACGGCGTTGGTACGTATGCGGACTTCGCGGACAACATTGGTCGAGTTACAGGACCGGCCGTTCGGGCTAATCAGACGTTTGAGCAGACCGCAGCCTTGATGGCTTTCACGACCCGAAACGGTCTGTCCGCGTCCAATGCCGCTTCGTCAGTCGGCCGAGCGCTCGATGCTATTGGCAAGTCTAGAGATAAGATCCAGAACTTTGGCCAGGTTGTAGTCGGTGCTCTAGGAGAGAAGACTGCCGACAAACTGGGCATTACTGCCAAGAGTATGATCAAGATGACGGATGCATCGGGCAAGCTGCTGCCCATCAACGTCATCATGACAGAGCTAGGCAAGGCTCTCAAGGGTCTAAACCCGACGCAGCTCAATGACGTCTTGACCGCTATGTTCAAGGGCACTGGCGGTACTATTCAAGCTATGCGGTTCATTGACTTGGCTGTGCACAACTTCGGCCAGCTGAACCAGATTACCAAGGAGATGGGTAACAGTAAGGGAGCTTTGCAGGCTGCGTACAAGACGATGGCCAACACTCCCGCAGCTCAGATCCAGCTTCTAAAGAACAACTTCCACGCCCTAATGATCGAAGTAGGCAATATCCTACTGCCAATCCTGAACAAGTTGGTTGGTGGGCTAGAGAAACTGTTTTCGTGGGTCGGCAAGATACCGCCGCACATTCTCAAGATCGGCGTAGTGGTCTTGGGAATCATTTCGATCCTGGCAATTCTAGCCGGTATTGTCATGATGGTCGTTGGTGCCTGGATCGTCTTGTCTACCATCATGGCAGCTTCTGAGATTGCTCTGCTTCCGATTTTGGGCATTGTAGCTTTGATCATTGCAGTGGTTGCCGGCCTAGCTGTAGCGGCGTACTTCATCTACAAGAACTGGGGCCCAATCAGCACATGGTTCCACAATATGTGGTTCGACATGTGGCATTGGATCGATCACATCTGGCAGAACATCTGGCATAGCATCACCGGCGCCTTTGACAAGGTCAAGCAGACCTTCCTTCACTTCCAGAGCTGGGTCGCAAGCAGCTTTGACAAGTGGTGGGAGACCCACGGAGAGGCTCTCGAGAAGGTCTGGCAAGCTGTCTGGACTCTTATCGGCGGAGACATTAAGGGTGCCTGGGACATCATTGTCGGTATTGCCAAGGTCGGCTTTGCTCTGCTAGAGACAGTAGCCAAGATCTACTGGGCCGGCGTTGAGATGGAATTCAAGATAGCCTGGGATATCATCGTGGCCGCCCTCAAGGTCGTCTGGGCGATCATTGTAGGCCTATTCAAGGCTTGGTTCGCACTGCTTGAAGCTGCAGCAAAGATCGCCTGGGCAGCCATTCAGATGATCTTCAAGGTAGTGTGGGACGTTCTCGTCGGGCTGTTCTCCGTCTTTCTCGATCTGCTCACCGGTCACTGGCACCAAGCCTGGGTCGACATCCTGAACGTGGGTCACCAGGTCTGGAACGCTATCAGCGCCTTCCTTAAGACTACCTGGAACGCGATCTTGTCTGCTGGCAAGAGCATCGGCAGCGCCTTCTCCAGTATGTGGATCAGCATCTGGCACTCCATCTACGACGGTGCTCA